ATGCCGTACTCATCTTTTGATGATAGTCAATTCATGCAGGCCTTAAAACAGCGTGATGATCTTGACCCATTTCTGGAAAACAAAATCGCGGCTTTTGGAATAGAGCTTTGTTTTGGAATTGATGATCCGATAGCAACTTTAATGCCTGCTGTAACTGGCGGTGGCGGTGATGCTAAGATAGATGTTCTCTATGTTAATAGGGACATGGGCATTATTGTTGTCTGCCAAGCCTATCAATCTCAAGCTCTTAGACCTAGCGCTAAAGGTAATAAAGGAACTGATCTCGGGCATGCAATGGCAGTTATTCTCTCCACTGACGAAGCACAGTTGCCGGCAGGAGTTTCACCGCACATTCTAGAAGCAAGAGAAGCTATTCGTGATGGTGTTATACGCGCAATCCATGTCTGGTATGTTCACAATTGTCCTGAGAGTGTAACGATACAGAAAGACATGGGGCTTTGTGTAGCTGCTGTCCGTACTCAATTGGATCAATATGGTGAGGCTGCTAAAAGTATCTCATTGCAATTTAGAGAAGTAGGTTTAGAAACTTTAGATAGCTTCTATCGATCGTCATCACAAGCAATCACTGTTGCGGACAAATTCGAATTCCAAGAACCTCGTAAAGGATTCTTGATGCAGGATGCTGCTTGGGAAACATTTATAACCACAGTTAACGGTGAGTGGCTAGCAAAACTTTATAGGAAATATGTGGATTTAGGACTTTATAATCCTAATGTTCGAGGTTTTATGGGGGCAAATAATAAAGACTCAGACAAGGTTATCAATGCTGGAATACAAATGTCCGCTCAGTCGGCACCACATGATTTTTTTGTTTTCAATAATGGAATTACAGCCTTAGTTCATGACTTTGAGCTGGAGAATAATGCGGCCATAAAATCTATTACAGGTATAGGCATTGTAAATGGTGCTCAAACAACAGGCTCTCTTGGGGAATTGGACCAATCTGTTGATTTGTCCAAAATTCAAGTCGGTGTTAGATTTATCAAGTGCGGAAATAAAGAGACTGTAAGGTCTATTACAAAATATAACAACAGTCAAAACAAAGTTATCCAGTCTGATTTTCGTGCTAACGATAATATTCAGACACGGCTGAGGGATGATTTTAAAAGATTGAATATTGCTGAATATGACGGAAGTCTACGTGGTCATGTTTTCACAAATAAGAAAAACAAAATAGATTCACATACCGCGGCACAGGCTTTAACAGCTTGGCATGGCAGTCCTTATGATAGTTATCATAATAAAATGCAAATATGGGATCTGGATGAGCATTATAAGACAGCTTTTAATGAGACAATTTCAGCTCCTCACATACTTTTTGTTTATTCATTGAATGAGGCTGCTAATATTCTAAAGGCCGAACTTCAGGAAAGCAGTAAGCAAGGACAATTGAAAGTAGATGATGAAAACTTGTTATCATTCCTCAATGAAAGGGGGAGTGCATTCATGACTGTTCATGCTGTGAGTGGTCTGCTTGAAACATTGCTCAATGAAAAAATTCTTTCTCCATATCAAATTGGATTTAAAACAACTATTCATAAGGAAGAAGCCTGCTTCCTTTGGAAAGATCTTTTGAAATTATTCGCCAGATATATACCAATGCTCAAGCCTGGAGTTTCTGGAAGACTTTCTAATAAAGGAGGGATAACCAGCGCCAAAAATGAATTCATTCGTGCGGCGGGTACTATCGCAGAGGTTATGAGAGATTTTCCTGGTGGCAATCCTTACGAGTTTTTCATTAGTAAAATTGACAATAAAATTTAAATGATAAGGTAAGAATATAGAGGGTAATCCCTCTATATTCTCAAGCTAACGGATTTAGTTTTACTGCTTCTTCCAAGTGGTCAGGTGCGAAGTGTGCATAACGCATCGTCATTTTTATATCGGTATGGCCAAGGACGCGTTGCAAGACCAGAATATTACCACCATTCATCATAAAGTGGCTGGCGAAAGTGTGACGCAGTACGTGAGTTAGCTGCCCTGCCGGAAGCTCAATGCCAGTTCTTTCCAGTGCTGACCGAAAAGCACCATAACAATCACTAAATAACCGACCTTTTTTATCACTAGGAAGTGACTCGTAGAGAGCTTTGCTGATTGGTACAGTTCGGTTTCTTCTGCCCTTCGTGTTGGTGTACGTGATTTTGTATTTTGCAAGCTGGCTTTTTTTCAGGCTTTCGGCCTCAGACCATCGAGCGCCAGTAGCAAGACATATTTTTACAACGGTTTCTAAATCTTGATGCTCATGTCGCTTGCATTCTCCAAGCAGTAACGCAATTTGATCTTGAGTTAGCCAGGCCATTTCCATTTCTTCAGTGCGGAAAGGGCGCATATTTTTCAGGGGATTTTCCTCCTTCCACTCTCCAAGACGATTAAGCTCATTAAACACTGCACGAAAGTAGGCCAACTCTAGGTTAAGTGTGCGGGGAGATACTTCTTTAACCCTGTTAGAACGGGCGTACTCTCCTTTAAGTCGCTTTTCTCTGTAGCGGGAAAACATCTGGGCGTCGAAATCGCGTGCAAGAGGTTCACCCATACACTCAAAGGCATGGTGCATTGATAACTGGCGTTTAAACCCATCTTTCAAAGTGATGCCGTGGGCGCTATACCATGCATCAATCAATTCTTTTAGTGTGCGGCGATCTTCTTTTTCTTCTTGCCATGGTTTATGTATAGTGTGCTGTTCGAAGGCGAGCGCCTCACCTTTGGTGGCAAACTTCCTTCTGATGCGTTTGCCTTTTGCCCCATTCGGGTAGATTTCACAAATCCATCCCCCAGCCGGATTTTTACGAACGGCCATCAGTTAACCTCGCTGTAAACACCTACTACCCGCCCAATCGTTCTAATCTCATCAATCCCGCACTCAAACGGTACTTTACCTCCTGCCACATGCAACCTTTTACCGGGTAGAACCGTTAACTCTCGGAGGCTGATTGCGCCCTCAACATCCACAATCCAAAGACCGTCAGCCAAAGGTGCATCTTTCTCAGCGATGTAGCTTTTGCTCTCGTTTTTAACGCAGATAGCACTTTTCAAGGGCTTTTCGAAAAGTTCAGGGTCGATATTCAAAACTCCATTATTAGTTAGGCGGCCTTCACTTAATGTGAATGTTTTGAGTTCGTAAGACGATTTTGAGTGTTCGTCAGATTTTTTTGGTCCTTTTCCGGTAAGAATCCATTGGATATTGACGCCAGTCTCAAGGGCGCAGAAAGCAGCGAAATCATAGGAGACATTACCGCGTGTATAGCGGTTTTGTAGCGTACTGGCTGCGATATTGAAGTGGTTTGCGAGCTGAATTTTCTGTGTGAACCCGTAGACCTGACAAATTCTATCTAATACTTCCTCATTTGAAATCTGGCTTTCAAAGTCCATAAATCGCATTCTCATGTTGACCAATGCGAATAATCGCATTAGGATTCGATTGTTGGTGGCAGTTGGTGGCAAACATTGGCAAACGTTGGCAACCATATGGCAAATATTGGCAAAAAGGAAATGATGCAACATGGCTTCCGAAATCGCAATCTTCAAAATCCCAGCCCCTGTGGTTTCCCTGCAACAGTTCGCAGAGCTTGAGGGGGTTTCAGAGCGCACCGCTTACCGTTGGACAACGGGTGATAATCCATGTGTACCAATCGAACCTCGCAAAATCCGTAAAGGCTGCAAGAAAGCTGGCGGTCCTGTTCGCATTTATTACGCGCGATGGAAAGAAGAACAGTTGCGTAAGGTGTTGGGTCATTCCCGATTTCAACTTGTCATAGGCGCGTAATTCACTTTATGTGAATTTTAAGGATGCAACATGTTTGATTTTCAGATTTCCAAACATCCCCACTATGACGAAGCGTGCCGGGTTTTTGCGCAGCGTCACAATATGGCGAAGCTGGCCGAGCGTGCGGGTATGAATGTTCAGACGTTACGTAACAAGCTAAACCCGGAACAGCCTCACCAGTTCACGCCGCCTGAATTGTGGCTGCTGACTGACCTGACAGAAGACTCAACCCTTGTTGATGGTTTTCTGGCGCAGATTCATTGCCTGCCATGCGTGCCGGTTAATGAGCTGGCTAAAGACAAATTGCAGTCTTATGTCATGCGCGCAATGAGTGAACTCGGCGAACTGGCGAGCGGTGCAGTATCTGATGAACGTCTAACCTCTGCCCGCAAGCACAACATGATTGAAAGCGTTAACTCAGGTATTCGCATGTTGTCTTTGTCGGCATTGGCGCTCCATGCGCGCTTACAGACTAATCCAGCTATGTCGAGTGTGGTCGATACCATGAGCGGTATTGGCGCGTCATTTGGGCTGATTTGAGGTGCATATGCTGAATAGTGAACCATCATTCGCATCTCTACTCGTTAAGCAAAGCCCCGGCATGCACTACGGCCACGGCTGGATCGCAGGTAAGGACGGCAAGCGCTGGCACCCGAGCCGCTCACAGTCTGATTTACTGGCTAGTCTTTCTACTCAAAAGCAGGGGCAATCATGGCTATCGAAGCTGTTTCCGCGACTATTCCGCTAAAAGCGGGTGAACGTTTGGCCGGTCTTAATCATGTGGCCGAGTTGCGTGCGAGATATTGGGGCGATAGCTGGAAAGAAGTTGAGCGTTTTGTCGATGATATGCGCGATAAACGCGACCCACAATTTGAAGAAAATAATCGGGCGTTGGCCGCTATTTTTTTTCTGGCAAAAATACCTGCGGCTCGTCATGAGCTCGAATTAAGTGAGCTGACTACTGACGAGAAAAAAGCGCTTATTACGGCAATGAATCATTTTCGTGCAGTGGTGAGCTTATTTCCCAAACGGCTAACAATGCCGAATTAACACACATCAGAAATAAATGGCGTAAACCCGCCGGGCATTCTTTTGCCCAAATACAGGAGAAGGAACAATGCAGAAAGAATTACCAAAAATGTTTGTGGCCGAAACCGACCCGCTTATGGCGGTAATTGATATTGCCAAACGTGAGGAGCGTAAAGGTCGCGCGCTCGCAGTTTCAATCCGCCTTGAGGCACTGGCGACCCATATCACTAACAAAGGGTTAAACGGTATTGAAGCGGCTGAACTGCTGCGCCGTGAGGCCACCCGTTATGAAAACGAATCACAGGAGCTGCACTAATGGCCGATGCAATGGATTTAGCGCAACAGCGCGAGCAGGAAGACCGCGAACGCCACATCAACAACGCGCGCAGTCGTATTGCTATACCTTCCCGTTTCCTGTGCGAACAATGTGATGCACCAATCCCCGAAGCTCGCCGTATTGCTATTCCGGGCGTGGCCTTTTGCGTGACCTGCCAGCAAATCGCCGAGCTTAAACTAAAACACTATCGGGGGGTATGAATTGGCTGTTCAGTTCGCTTTTCCGTGGAATGCTCCACGGTCGGCAATAGCCAGCCCATATCTTACCTATGACCAACAGCATCGCCGCGATCGTATGTTCGCGGCTTTGCTGCATGCGAGAAAGATGCTTTCTCTCCAGCCTGAGTGTGTGCGTTTTGATATTTATCGCACAGCCGCAGTGCTTGAGCAAAATCAGGGCAGTCAACGAGCCAATGCCTTTTTAATCAGCTTCTGCAAAAAGGCATTGCCACGTCTGGAGCTGGTCGCAAAAAAATACGAGTGCGCGGGTATAAACAACAATGCATCAGCCGCTATTTTCGGTGGCCATTTTGATACCGAGCTTATGCAATATCTGGCATCACGCATGGTCAATATGGTCGCCAGATATAACCGGCTCCCGGATATGGCGCGCGCCGATATTGACCTGCTGGCCGCAGATATCGCTAATTTCACTCGCGCTGAACTGGCTAACATTGATGACACCGGATTTAGTGAACTCAAAACACTGTACACCTGGTATATGCGCGCTGGGATTATTTCCCTGCAATTCAACGTTACCCCGCCGCATTGGGAGCGGGTCACAAAGAAATATGTCGGTGAGGATGAGATCGCCCCGGCCATCACCCGCATGTTTAATGAGGTTTGGTGGCGTGGCCGCTTACGACGCATAGCGGCTGCATGGCGCGAACACCTGCTCATTGCCGCTGGCAACGTCAGCAAGAAAAAACATGCCTACGCGAGTAAAAACTGCGTGACCGACTGGCGCGAGCAGAAGCGCCGCACGCGAGAATTTCTCAAGGGGCTGGATCTCGAAGATGAAGACGGTAACCGCATCAGCCTGATTGAAAAATACGATGGTTCGGTCGCTAACCCTGCGATACGTCGCTGTGAGCTGATGACCCGCATCCGTGGGTTTGAAAATATATGCAGTGAGCTCGGTTATGTCGGTGAGTTTTATACCCTGACCGCGCCGTCAAAATATCACGCCACAACTAAGGCGGGATATCGTAACACCAAATGGAAAGGAGCCAGCCCGTCAGATACGCAGAGTTATCTCACCGGCCTTTGGGCGCGCATTCGTGCCAAGCTGCACCGGGAAGAAATCCGCATTTTCGGTATCCGTGTTGCTGAACCTCATCACGACGGGACGCCTCACTGGCACATGCTTATGTTTATGCTGCCGGAAGACGTTGAGCGCGTGCGCCTCATCATTCGCGATTACGCGCGGGAAGAAGACCACCACGAGTTGAGAAGCGACAAAGCCAAAAAGGCGCGTTTTCATGCCGAGGCCATTGACCCGGAAAAGGGCAGCGCTACCGGCTATGTGGCTAAATACATTTCCAAAAACATCGACGGCTATGCTCTCGATGGTGAAACCGATGACGAAAGCGGTGAACTGTTGAAAGAGACTGCTCCCGCCGTTTCAGCATGGGCGGCACGCTGGCACATCCGTCAATTTCAGTTTATCGGCGGTGCGCCGGTGACGGTCTACCGTGAGTTGCGCCGCCTCGCTGATACAGAGACTGCCCACGGCCTGAGCGTTGAGTTTGCCGCCGTCCATGATGCCGCTGACGCCGGTGACTGGGCTGGTTACGTAAATGCGCAGGGTGGCCCGTTCGTTCGTCGCGATGATTTGCAGGTGCGCACGCTGTATGAACCGCGCGCCGAGTTTAACCAGTATGGTGAGGAAACAGTCTGCATCCGTGGCGTGTACGATTCCGCTATCGGTGCCGGCACCCCTATTTTAACCCGGCTCACGCAGTGGAAAATTGTTCCGAAGCGTGCCGTTGATTTGGACGTTGACGTTAAGGGCGCTCCTGCGCCCTCTCGGAGTTCTGTCAATAACTGTACGGGAAGCGAAAGCGATCCACCGATACTGGATTTATCAAAACCACTCAGTAGGCGTGAAAGACGAGAGCTGACGAACCGACTCAGAAATCAAAAGCCAGCAATACGGCGAAAATTCATTCACGGAACTGATGAGCAATATGCAGCTATAGCAAAAACCATCGACGAGATACACCTGACAACCGGCACTATCATCAGCCGGGGTGAAGCCCTGCACCTGATGTCAGGTGGTAAAAGTTGCTTTAACGGAAAATGGTTGCGCGGAACGGGCAAAGGAGAGGTATTTTCAGCAGCGCCATCGCATCAGGCTCAAGCCCGTAAAATCCTCAGTCGTGTTGCGGCTTTAGCCGGGGGGATAAAGGGAAATGCAAGGTAATGTTCATCCATATCATGTACATACAGTGTATGACGCTGCAATTTTTCTTCACACCTTTTGCCAATTCGTGCTACTGTATGTTTATACAGTATCTCGCAGAGGAGGATGTGTGAACAGAGAACTAAATGAACACGTTATGATTGAGCGGGTTGAGATGATTGCACGGCTAACAGCTGAGGGTGCATGTCAGGAAAAAGACCGTGAAATCGCGCTAAATTTGATTGCGGAGATAGCAAGAGGGAATTTGATAAAAAACGATTCATTCTCTGTGGTTTTCTCTGCCGAGCCTGTCGGCAAAAAATTAAAAAAAGAACACGAAGTGAGAATCAACATTACGTTAGATAAAGACCAGAAAATCGAACAGTCATTGATTGATGCTTTCCAGAGCGAACTAACCAGAAGAGTTGCAACTATCTTTCCTTCAACGCGCGTGTTTGTAAGGAAAGGGTCTATTACAGGAGTTGAACTAACGGGCGTTGAAAATGATTCAGACCGTGAGCGGCTTGATAACATTTTGCAAGAGGTATGGGAGGATGAAAGCTGGAGGTAGCCCGTAAAGATACGATTTTGACCCCATGTTTGATAGCATGGGGTTGTTTTTTATGGGATTACACACAAAAGGATAGTTATGAGCAGCCTGATTTCTTTAGTAGCCTTTGTTCTATTTGTAGGTTTTATCATCGGTCTGATTAAGCCTTCTTTGGTAAAAATGCCAAATCGTAAGCGTTCCAGTGCGATCTTCTTGGGTGGATTTCTGGCGCTTGTCGTTGTTAGCGCTGTTTTAGGGGGAACGGAAGATAGTCAGCACGTAGCAAAAAATGATTCTACGAATGTTCCTGTTGAACCGGTCAAAAAAGTCTTTAAGTACGGTGATAAGTCCCTCAAAGAATACCGAAACGAGCTTAAAGAGACGCGACATAAAATCGTTGCCAATTATGTCGAGTTCAAGGGGTTACCGGCCAGCGCCAATGATGCGTTTTATGCTTGCATGAGTGAGTTTACATTCTCGAAAGATGGCGAGTTACAACTAAATCAAGTTTTGGGATGGTGCTTTAATGACTACGAAAGAGATCCAGAATCCCTAAACAGTAAAATCAATCTCGATACTTTTCAGGGGAATTTTAGCGGTTGGGATGGTTCATATCGACCGTTGGAAAAGGTTATAAAAGCCAGCATGAATGATGATTCCTCCTACAAGCATGTTTCAACGGTCTACCATCTTATTTTGAATAAAGACCCGCATGCCATTGTTAAAACAACGTTTCGTGGCACCAATGCTTATGGTGGGGTGGTCAAACAGACTGTAGCGGCTCGCGTTAACGTGCGAACGGGTGAGGTCGATTCGATACTCGACAATTAAGCAACAAAATGACAAACGCCACCGGTGCTGAAACTTGTTTTCAGTGCCGGTGGTGTTGAACAACGAGCCCGGCGAGGCGTTAGCGTTTACCACGGATATCTGCTAAAAGACTGTATGCATATACAGTATTTTTTGTGGGGGTTATATGGGCGTCAAAGACTCGAAATTTCAGGTTGTCTATCGTGGTGAGGTTTTAGAGCACTTTAAGCCGGGCGGGTTGGTATTCTTTCAGCGACCCAAAGAGTGCGGCGGTGGGTACTGGTTAGGACGCACATATCACGATGTTTTCATGATTGAATATGAGCGGCCGGTATCGCTAAACGAGGGAATGCAATATCTGCTCTTAATGGATGAGGTCGGGTCGAAAAGTGACGAATTTATAACGAATTTTTCGCTGTTTTAGCGGCGCATGCATCAGGTGCATGAGTTTGCATTCGTTTTTAACTCCAGTTTTTGCCAGCCAGCGCCAGTGCCGGTGCGGCTCGGGGCTCATGATGCACTTGCATTAAAAGCGCCCCGCTAAGCGCGCAGGCGAGGCGGGGATAGCACTGCGCGCCAGACGTGGTGACAGGATTTATTTTACGCGTCTGTGCGCGTCGTGGTGGCGCGCTGTTATGTGCGGTCGGTTAATGAGGTGCTGGCGTGGTTGCGTCGCGTGTGCGGTGTCTGGCTGGCTCTGAGAGGATGCCGCCCGGAGGCGGCATTCTGACGGGGGATTACTCGGTTTCGATGTTGTAATCCTTAAAGCGGATCACCTCTAAACCGAGCCATTCATTGATTTCCTTGAAACGCTCCTGCAATGGCGTCAGCTCGTTACGCACAAACACCCGCGCCACCTTCTCGATATCGCCCATAGAGCCGATATTCTCGGGCTTGCCGCCCATAAGCTGGAACGGTACGCGGTGCGCATCGAGCAGGTCGGCGGCGCTCACCTTTTTGATGTTGAAAAAATCATCCTTCGTGGCGACTTCACTCAGCGGCACAATCTTGATGCCGTCCGGTTTCCCGTTCGGGGCATAGAAAAACAGGTTTTTGAAATTACCGAGCCCTTTCGAGTCGCGCATCGCGGAGCGCAACGCCTCGACGTCTGTGCTGCTCTGCGCCGCGTCGGTGACGTACATGATGTAACCCGCGTGCGCGCCGTTCTGGTAATACTTGCGACGAAACAGTGTGGCGGATTCATTCAGCCAGGCAGAATTAAGCGCGCTCAGGTATTCCGGCATCCCGTACAGCTCCTGATTGATGTCGGGCTCAAGCAGATGACAGACTGAGCCGGGGGCGAACTGGTGCGGGTGCGTGAAGTCTGACACGTACCAGTAAACCCCATCCTCGACACCCCGGCGGGTGTATTTGGCCGGAGAGGTTTCAAGCTTCATGAGCTGGCCGGTCACGCTCATGCGCTTCTCAAGATAGCCGTTAGCAAACACCAGATAATCGAGCACAAGGCGGCTGAAATCCTGACGTGACAGCAATGGGTGCGGGATGTAGGTGCTCGTCAGGATGTTACGCTTCACGTAAATCGGGGAGCTGTGATGCACGGCGGCGCGCAGGCTTTTCGCCAGCCCGGAGAAGTTGACCGGTGGCTCGTACCATTTGCCGTTATTGATGCACTCGACATAGTCGAGGATATCGCGGCGATCCAGAACGGGTGACGGCTCGCCAAAGGTGAACGCCTCCATTTTCTGCGGTGCGCTGGCGGTCATGTTGGTCTGTTTTGGCTGTTTCTTTTGGCGTTTTTTCATCTTAGTTGATATCCAGAATCGAGGTTGAATGCATACCGCTACCGGCGGAAAGTGGCTCGTTTAACAGGGCGTGCATGGTTGCCCACGCGATATCCGCGTGGCTGGCTTCCTCACTGCGGCTGGCTTCATAGGTGGCACTGCGGCCACTGCTGGTCATGGTTTT